ATTTACAGAGTACAAAGAGCACCTGAACGTAGAGTGTTTTATATTGACGTAGGAAATATGCCTACACACTTGGCTATGCAATTTGTTGAAAGAGTTAAAAACGAAATTAATCAAAGAAGAATTCCAAGCACATCAGGTGGTGTCAACTATATTGATGCTACGTACAATCCAATGAGTATTAATGAGGATTATTTCTTCCCGCAAACAGCAGAAGGAAGAGGCTCAAAAGTTGATACACTACCGGGTGGAACTAACTTAGGTGAAATTGATGATCTTAAATTCTTTACAAACAAACTGTTTAGAGGTTTAAGAATACCAAGTTCATACTTGCCAACTGGTCCAGATGATTCACAACAACAGTACAATGACGGTAGAGTAGGTACTGCATACATTCAAGAATTAAGATTCAACAAATATTGTGCAAGACTACAAAGTATGTTAAACCCAACATTTGACGAAGAATTTAAATTATGGATTAAATCAAAAGGTTACAACATTGACAACGGAATGTTTGAACTAAAACTTAATCCACCACAAAACTTTGCACAATACAGACAAACAGAAATGGACCAAGCACGTATACAGTCGTTTACACAGGTTGCAGAACTACCTTATATGAGTAAACGTTTTGCGTTAAAGAGATTCTTAGGACTTACTGAAGAAGAAATGGCAAGAAATGCTGAACAATGGGCAGAAGAAAATAATGTACCTCAAGGTAAGAAAACTAAAGCAAACCAATTACGTGGTGCAGGTATTACGCAGTCAGGTATTGCTGGCGATTTAGATCAGTTTGAAGAACCAACTGCTGATCCAACAGCACCAACACCGGAAGCACCAGGACAGGGAGCACCAGGACAAACACCAGGTGGGGGTGGTACAGTACCTGGAGGAACAGGTGGAGGAACACCTGTATAGGGTTAAATACGAATATGAAACTAACGGAATTCTTCAATCATACTGAAAATGGGTTTGAGCAAGACAAAAACTATGAACCTGAGAACGACATTTCAGTATTAGACAAGGACGACACTAGAAAAACACGACTAACACTAAACGATATCAACTCAATGAGACTAGCATCTGAGGAACACGATGCTCAGCAAAAGGACGAAGCCGTATTTGTTCAAAAAATGTACGGAACACCAGCACTAGACGATAACTTACAGTTGTAATGGTAGACAAAGCATTCGTATTAGGGAACGGCGAATCCCGAACAGGAATACAAATAGAAGATTTAAAACAACACGGAACAGTATATGCATGTAATGGCGTATACAGAACCGACAGGCCTGACTACTTAATTGCTGTTGATCCTAAAATGATTTTTGAAATTGCTGAGACTGATTATATTTTTAATAATAAAGTATGGTCAAATTTTAATGCACAATACAATAAAAACCAAAAAATACTAGACCATATACAGTGGTTTAGACCTAGTTTAGGTTGGTCTAGTGGTCCTACAGCACTGAGAATGGCTTGTGACCATAGATATAAAGAGATTTACTTGCTAGGTTTTGACTATCAAGGCCATAATAATGGAAAAGGTTTCAAGTTTAATAATCTTTTCAAAGATACCAGAAATTATAAAAAAAGTAAAGATGAAGCAACATTTTATGGTAATTGGATGAACCAAACTAAAAAATGCTTAAAAGAGTTTTCTACTATACAATTCCACCGTGTAGTACCAAAAGGATGGTTTACTCCAAAAGATCTGACCTGGAATAAAAATTTAACTCACCAAACAACAGAAGAATTTCTACAAAAGTTTAATTTACAAAAAAAATCATAAAAAACGCCTTTTTCACACCGTTTTTCGCACCGTTTTTATCGTTTTATTGTAAATACTAACGCTTATAAGTACAAATCGATATTAAACAAGGAGCACGTGTAAAATGTCAAACAATAAATTTGAATCGTTATTAGAATTACTAATCAACGAAGAAAACGACAAAGCAGAAGCACTTTTCCATGAAATAGTAGTAGAAAAATCTAGAGATATCTACGAAGGTTTAGCGGAAGAGCCTGCAAAAGAAGAAGTAAAAGAAGAAAATAAAGAAGAGGTTAAAGAAACTGAAGCATCCGACGAAAAGAAAGATGAAGCAGTAAAAGAAACTGAAACTGAAACTAAAGACGAAGAAGTAAAAGAAACTGAATCTACTGAAGTAAAGACAGATGAAGTTAAAACTGATGAGTCTATACCTACAGTTGCACCTCAAAAAACTGAAGAAGAGTCTATAGAAGAAGTTGGTGGCGATGCTACTGACGAACTAGTAAAAGACATCTCTTCTGATGAAGAAGGCGAAGGCGAGAGAGCGGCTGACGATATGGCGGCTGATATGGATGCTGACGCAGAAGAAAAACCAGAAGGCGATGTTGAAGACAGAGTTGTTGATTTAGAAGATGCTTTAGATGAATTAAAAGCAGAATTTGAAGCGATGATGGCAGGCAAAAACGGTGACGAAGAAAAAGAAGAAGAAGCCGTTCAAATGCCAGTAGAAACTCCAATACAAATGCCAGTTGAAAGCAAGGAAGAAACTAAAGAAACTGTTAAAGAGTATGTAGATAAAAAATCTGCAGACAACAGTGACCATTCTGACAAAAAAGCGTCACCTATTAGTACAACTAACAAGCCTTTAAATAGTGCTAATGCTAGAGGTATTAACCAAGGTGGTGAAGATTCAGATAAACCGGCACCAACTGCACAAAAAATGGGCAAATTTGCAAACACTCCAGGGCAAGAAAAACATCTTAGCAAAGATGAAAAGAAAGCCGACAATACGGACCGTTCTGACAAATCTGCTAAATCTCCAATTACTAATAAAAAATAATTGTAGATTAAAAAGGAGTTTGGTATGTCACTATATCTTAGAGAACATCTAACTTACGATCAGGCTAGAGTACAGATCTTACACGAAGGCGCTGAGGGCAAGGATTTGTACATGAAAGGTATCTGTATTCAAGGAGGCATTAAGAATGCTAACCAAAGAGTTTACCCAGTAAACGAAATTGGAAAAGCAGTTAAAACACTTAATGATCAGATCGGATCAGGTTATTCTGTTCTAGGAGAAGTAGATCATCCAGACGATTTAAAAATTAATTTGGACCGTGTATCTCACATGATTACTGAAATGTGGATGGACGGACCAAATGGATATGGTAAAATGAAAATTTTACCGACACCAATGGGTCAACTTGTCAAAACTATGTTGGAATCAGGTGTGAAACTAGGCGTATCAAGTAGAGGTAGTGGAAACATTAACGAATACGGAAGCGGCGAAGTTTCAGATTTTGAAATCATCACAGTTGATGTTGTGGCCCAACCTTCGGCACCAGGTGCTTACCCAACGCCAATTTACGAACATCTTTTAAACACAAAAGGTGGTAATATGGCAAAAGGGTTGGCGGCTGAAGTGAGAAATGATGCAAAAGCACAAAAGTTCCTCAAAGAGGCACTAACAAACATAATAAAGGACCTAAAATAAAATGATTGATGCAATATCAAAACTAGTTGAATCAGGTGCTATATCAGAAGACGTTCAAAAGAGCATCCAAGAAGCATGGGATTCAAAAATAAAAGAAAACAAAGATCAAGTAGGTGCTGAGTTAAGAGAAGAGTTTGCTAAAAGATACGAACATGACAAGTCAAACATGATCGAAGCAATCGATAAAATGATGACTGAGAAGTTATCTGAAGAGATTAGTAAATTTGTCGAAGACAGAAAAGCACTTGCACAAGAAAAAATTACTTACAAAGAAAACGTAGGTAAACATTCTGCTAAATTAGAGAATTTTATACTTTCTAAATTGTCAGAAGAGTTAAAAGAACTACACAGCGACAGAAAAGGTGTTCATGAAAACTTTAAGAAAATGGAAGAGTTCGTAGTAAACGCTCTTGCAAAAGAAATTAAAGAGTTCCATGAAGACAAAAAAGGCGTTGTGGAGACGAAAGTTAAACTAGTAGCCGAAGCCAAAAAACAAATGGCTAAGATGAAAGAGGCTTTCATAACAAAATCTGCTAAAGTTGTAGAATCTGCTGTTAATAAAAAACTTGCTGAAGAATTAAAAACTCTTAAGGAAGACATTACAGCGGCAAGAACTGTCAACTTTGGTAAGAAAATATTCGAAGCGTTTGCTTCTGAGTATCAGAGTTCTTACTTAAATGAGAAATCTGAGACTGCGAAGTTAATGAGAGTTGTAGATGAAACTACACTTAAATTAAAAGACGCTGAGAAGGCTGTCGAAGAAAAACAAGCGGTGATTGAGTCAAAAGATGCAGAGTCTAAAAGACAAGCAGACTTGATGGAACGCAAGGAAAAGATGGCTGAAATGCTCAAACCATTGGGCAAAAACAAGAGTGAAGTTATGGCTCAACTACTTGAAAGTGTACAAACTGACAAGTTGCAGGCTTCATTTGACAAGTATCTACCTCACGTAATGGCGGACAAACCAGTTGCAGAACAGAAGAAAGTTATTTCTGAAGCAGTTGGCGACAGAGCGGTGAGAGAAGATGCTGACTTAACAAATATCCGTAAGTTGGCGGGTATATAATAAACACTAAGGGGAAAAGATCAAATGTCAGAAATATTTGAATCTAAATGGGCAGAAACTAAAACTGCTCTAACTGAAGGTTTAGCAGGCAACAAGAAAAAGACTATGGATGTAGTCTTAGAAAATACTAAAAGATATTTGTCAGAGCAGGCGACTGCTGGGGCAACTTCTGCTGGTAACGTTGCTACGTTAAACCGTGTGATTCTTCCAGTAATACGTAGGGTTATGCCTACTGTTATAGCGAACGAGATTGTTGGTGTACAACCAATGACTGGTCCGGTTGGACAGATCCACACACTAAGAATAAGATATGCAGATACAGTAAGTTCTAATACAACTGCTGGTGAAGAAGCATTATCTCCATTCAAAATTGCGAAAGCATACTCTGGTAACCAGAATAATACTACTCCTAAAGGAGCATCAACTGCTTCATTAGAAGGTACTGGTGGTAAGAGACTATCAATCCAAATCTTGAAACAACCGGTTGAAGCGAAATCTAGAAAATTAAGTGCTAGATGGACTTTTGAAGCGGCTCAAGATGCACAAGCACAACAAGGGATTGATGTTGAAGCAGAAATCATGGCGGCATTAGCACAAGAAATTACTGCTGAGATCGACCAAGAAGTAATTGGTTCATTAAGAACATTAGCAGGAAGTGCTTCTGAGTCTTTTGACCAATCTGCTGTATCTGGTACTGCAACATTCGTTGGTGATGAACACGCGGCTTTGGCTGTGTTAATCAACAGAGTTGCTAACCAAATCGCAACAAGAACAAGAAGAGGCGCTGGAAACTACGCTGTAGTATCTCCAACTGCTTTAACTATTCTTCAATCTGCAACAACTTCAGCATTTGCAAGATCAACTGAAGGTGCTTTTGAGGCTCCAACAAATACTAAATTTGTAGGAACTCTTAACGCTTCTATGAGAATTTACACTGACGCATACGCGGCAGATGGAACTTCTGTACTAGTTGGTTACAAAGGTGCTAGTGAGGCAGACGCTCCGGCGTTCTACTGTCCTTACATACCTTTGATGTCAAGTGGTGTTGTTCTTGATCCATCTACTTTCGAACCAGTTGTTGGTTTCCTAACAAGATACGGTTATGTTGAATTAACAAACACTGCATCTTCACTAGGTAACGCGGCTGACTACGTTGGTTTAGTTGGAATCAGTTCAGGTAACTTAAAATTCAAATAATCCACGGATTATTTTATTTTCAAAAAGGGCGGCTCCGGTCGCCCTTTTTTTTTGGCGGTGGCATTTGTAATTTAAATATCAACGTGCAATATTGTTTTCATCATATACCAAAAACAGCAGGTTCAAGTTTACAATTAAGATTAGCACATAGAGAATCAATTGGACAATTACCAAAAGGTTCAACTCTAATTGTATATCCTTTATATGACAAAATAAGGTTTTATAGAGTAAGTAATGATCCAGATTTTAATTCTAATGAGCCAATCAAGACTGCATTTTTAAGAACATACAAAAATAAAACAGGTGGAGATGCAACAATAGTTTGTGGACATTATACAAACATAACCCAACCAGGTAACCATTATGTTTGGTTAAGAGAACCTTTATATAGAGACCTATCACATTTCAATTATGATTGTAAATTTGGTAATGAATTAAACAGAGATTTTGCTACACATTTATCATTAATGAATGGAAATTTTCTAGTACTATGGTTGTATGGAAAGTATTGTGGTAGACATGATTCTATTTCAATGGAACAAAGATATAATCATGTAAGAAAAACTTTAAAAGAAAAATTTAAAAAAGTTTATAATTCAGATAAATTTGAAGAGTCATGGACTGAATTGGCAAAAGAATTAAAAATTTCTGTTGAACCAAGATTAAATTCTAATCAATCTGACAAAGATTATAATGTTATACAAAAATTTAATGATTTATCTGATAATTTTAAAAATTGGCACAGAGAACATAATCACTACGATTATCTTTTATATAATGAATTTTGTGCGTAGTTAAAGAAAATAATTTCATACTCATAACAGTCACAGACCAAATAAGGTAGTTTTATTGATTACATAAGGGTCTAAATAATTTACAGATTCATAAGAATCTTTAAACATCAAGGGAGGTCCATATATGGATTATCTTAAAAGTGTAAAGGATTGGGCAAAAGGAATTGCTGACGTAGGAGTATCTTTAATTGCGTTAGGAATTGTTTTAGAAATCCTTTTCAATGGTCAAGGTATTCCGTTCTGGCCAAACGTTTCTGTAATTGGAAACGTCCAGGGCGTACTGCAAGGCTTTTCAGATCAAGGTCTGATAGGGTTAGTAGCAGTTTGGATTTTATATCATATCTATAACAGAAAATAATATAAATCTAGAAATACGATAGCCTCAAAGGTGGTGTATAAATTTAAACGGATTGTATGCACCACCTTTTTTTTTGTACTCACATTAAACACAATAAATTTTGGTAAATACATATAGTTCGACAGAGCCGCACAATAAAGTGCGGACTTATGCGGAATTAACCGCGTAGTGAGTAGAACTCACATTAGGCTCTGAACAAGGAGAAAACAAATGGGAAGACCAATCAAAAAGTCAGTAATGTCAGGCACCTCTGGAGCATTCGGTGGTAACCTTTCTGGTAAAATTGCAGTAACGGCATACAGACCATTCGGTGGATCAAAAGTTGATTCCGTTGTTGCGTATATCGTTTCACAGAGAAGTTCAACTAAATTTAAAATACACTTAGAAGATTCGACTGAATCTGTGTACCAATTAAAAGCAGTTGCTCCAGCATCTTTATCTGCCACTAACAATAGTTCACTTGGTGAATTTTGTGTTCAAGTTATCCTAAACGACTCAACAGTTGCATACGTTGAAAAGTTCTACAACAGAACAATTCACTATGTTACTTCGGGAGGAGTGAAAGGTACTGTAACATACTCACTAGGAGTTGAAGGCACTGACGAAGCGAAAGCAGGTGCAGGCGTTGGCTCTATAGACGTTAGATAATAATCAATAACACGTGCTTATTTGGGGGAGTTTTTTACTCCCCCAATTCTTTTATAAATACTAGCAAATGTCAAAAACTTTACGTACATCGGGTGATTATACAATTACAGCAGGGGACGGGTGGAACTCGGGTTCTGGTACAAATTCTATTACACTCGATAGTTTAAGCGTAAGTATAAACGGTAATTTAACAGTTGGTGGTTCTACATCAACAATAAGCACAACAAATACAGTTGTTGAAGATAATATTATAGAGTTAAACACAGGCGCATCTGCAAATACTAACAGTGCAGGAATTATAGTTGAAAGAGGATCCGCAGGAAATAATGCGGCAATTCTTTGGAAAGAAGATACAGATAGTTTTGTACTTGGTACTACAACTGCCACAGCGGCAGATAAGTCTAGTGCAATAACAGTAGCCGCCGGTGCTTTGGAAGTAGCGGCTTTGACTGCAACCACTGGAACATTTAGTGGTGCTGTAACATTTGGTTCTTATTCAGGTGCATTAACAGCAACATCGTTAACAACTAACGACATCACATCAAATGGATCAAACGCAGATATTACTATAGATCCACAAGGTACTGGTGAAATAACCCTTGGATCTGATGTTAGTGTAACTGGGGAACTATTTGTAGCAACTAATATTAAACATACTGGTGATAGTGATACCTATATTGAATTTACTGGCGACCAAATGCGATTTCTTTGTGGTGGTAAACCTTTAATTCATGCCGAAGAAGCAAGTACAGATACAGTTGTAATTAATGATGGTGGTAATGATCTCGATTTTCGTGTTGAAGGTATTGACGATCAAAATTTAATTTGTACTGATGGTTTGAATAATAAAGTTGGAATTGGAACAGCAACACCGTCCACAATATTAGATGTCAGCGGAACAATTACTGCAACAGCGTTAACAACAAACACAATAACATCTAATGGATCAAACGCAGAATTAAGTATACAGCCAAGTGGTACAGGTGATGTTTTAATAAGTGCATTAAGAGTAAATGGCACAACATTAGATTCAAGTGATTCATCAAAAATTACTTTGGCTGAGGCAGTTGACGTTACAGGTGCCGCATCCTTTGGATCCTCTTTATCTATGGATGGCTCTGCAGATATAATTATGAACGACAACAGGATTGCTTATGAAGGTTCAGGTGTGGTAAGTTTCATGGACTTCACTGTCACACAGTTTAGTACAGCAAATCAGTTTGTTTTGTCTAGTGTTAAGAGTATCAACATGTTCCTAGACTCCAATGCTAATGACACTGGTTGTGCATTTAGAATTTATAACAACTTAAACCCAGACAGTTCACCTACAGAAAGTGCTTATATTTTCAAAGTAGCGGAAGACGGTAACTTATATGTAACAGGAGATACCAGCATAATTGGTGCAACAACAATAGCAGGTGCATTAACAGCAACATCGTTAACAACAAACACAATAGCATCTAATGGATCAAACGCAGATATAACAATTACTCCTACGGGTACAGGTGATCTTAGAGTCGATTCACACCTAGGTTTGAAAGTACAAGGGGGTGATGCCGCGGCGGATGGTGACCACGCTCACATTTACGCCAAAGATGATACTGGAAGTGCTGAAGTTTATGTACGAGATGAAGCAGGAAACGTTACAAAACTTTCACCGCACAACACACAAGGTAATTGGGAGTACTTTTCTAGAAATGTTATAACAGGTAAGGTTGTAAGAATTGATATGGAAAAAATGGTACGTAAACTTGAAGAATTAACAGGAGAGAGGTTTATAGAAAATGCCTAAGACATATTCATTATTAAAAGTTGAAGACGGCGAAAGTACATATAAACCCCAACTAGATAATGACGTTGATGTACATAAAAAACAAGTATTTGAAAAAGTTGTTGTAAAAAATAC